CACAAGACTACCAAGTATCTGCCGCTGGGTCAGGCTCCAGGAGGAAGTCATCCCGGGGTGCAAAATAGCACTCCCCGGTCAATCCTCCCTTCTGCGAGACCTAAAGCAGTAGGAACTTGGCAAATCCCAATGGACTTCCGCTCTTTAGTCCAACTCATTCAAGGACTTGCAAATAAGAACCAGTTAAGAGGTCCCCCCCCTTCACCCGACTGGGAGGGCAACCTCAAACTACCATCGCCCGGTTCTTACCGAATTCGCAAGAACAAGTTCGAGAGGTTACTAATAAACCTCTCTAGACTGAAAAGAGACACGAAGAATAAAATCTCACGTATCTACTTGAGTTTCGCCTCCGCGTTTCGACTTGCATTCGTTCCTACCCCAATACTCCTATTGGGACGCTCACAACAATCTGCCGTAGAAGGAATAAAGAGCATGTTGATAGATTGGCTAAACATTACCCTGTCAAGCCCACATCCAGAGGATGAGGCTTGCCTCATCATCAAACATTTCTGTCTGATGACTCAGAAACAGGCTATGTTAACCAACCTACCTAAACATGACAGATACCCTTCTTTCTTCCGCTATTTCCGTGGACAGCTCCGGACCCAACTATTATCCCTGAGGAACCTCCTCACCTTCGCCGGAGCAAGTCGCGGACTTCCTGAACCACACCCAAAAACCTCTCGGCTTTTCGACGAGGCACAAGAAGCCCACAAAACTCGACTCCAACTAGACAAGGATTGCGACCCCGAGCTTCTCACTTCCCTTTACGAATTCACAAAAAGGAAGATGAGGCTCACCCGAGGTCGATCAGGCATAGAAGGCAAACCAGACACTGTCCCCTTCAAAGCGAAAGTTCAGCTCTCCGGATGCTTAGAAGCTGGTAGAAAACAGGGCGGAGTTTACGGACACTATAAGAAACTTATAGCTAGTTCGTTCGATCAGCTACCATTCCGCTACGAGATCCTTCACGGAAATGGAGATGGAAGAGCCGAAGCCTTCCAAGACCTGATCAGACTCGCTGCTCTGGAAGAATTCAACGCCCTATCCCGACCAATCGAAGGGAAGGTGGAATTCATACCAGAATTCGGCTACAAGGTTCGAGTAGTAACCAAATCCCCCGCCTGCCTAATAGTCCTTGGAACCCCTCTCGGGGACCAAGTCCTAAACCAACTCCATCGGCTCGGACCCTCTCACGCTACCCTCACAAATGAGAGTGCGCCTAAGGTTATTGCGAGACTTAGAAGAATGCTGCACATGCGCACAGGAACCGAAGTCTTCAGTGCAGACCTCCAAGCCGCCTCAGACCAAATCCCCCATGATGCCGCTAAGGCTATCATGAATGGAATTGCTGACAGCTTGGGTTGGTCCACCGCCGAAAGGACAATCGCCCTCGAATGCATCTCCCCCCGGATATTAAAATACCCAGATGGATCATCGATACAAACAAGAAGCGGTATCCTCATGGGCCTTCCACTGGTATGGCCTCTATTGTCCATAGCTAACATGTGGTGCGCCGAACACGAAGGAAACGAGAGCTCCAAGAACAGTTACTCCATCTGCGGAGATGACCTAATATCCCTCTGGACCCCTTGCGAGATCCAGCGATACAAGACAAACCTCCGTTCCCTGCACTTACCACGCAATGTCACCAAAGAGTGTACATCCCGGTATCTTGGTGTATTCTGCGAAGAATACTATCTAGTGCATTGGCAGACGGTACCTCTACCTGGCCTCCCCCGGGGGTTCAAGGACGAGTATGCATCCATACCCACCCATATCACCCAGGTTCATCGTCCCCGACTATCCACCTTACTACAACCCAAGTCCTTCAATGGACCCTCCAAACAAATGACCGAAATCACCTGCCTCGAAGGCACACTGAAGCACCTATGGCCACAGCTTAGTAGAGCTCAGAAGAAAACAGCACAAAATGTCGTTTGGCGTCTTCATTCCAAGACATTATCGAAGGCGAAACGGCTAGGCCTCGCTCTAGGAGCCCCCCAGCTACTGGGTGGCTGTGGTCTCCCCTTCGGAAAGATTCCGTACCGGACCAGGCGATTGTGTTTGGAGATATTCATCACCAAGCGGGTGAGTATTCCCGCCAGGCTCATAACTCTTTGGCAATCAACAGCGACACCATACCATTTGACATCAGCCGCCAAGAAAGCACAAGTGCTTCTTGAAGACTTATTCAACCAGCATGGGTCCAACAGTTCCGGAGTTCCTCTTACCTTAGCCTCAAGCCAAATCCTTTCCACCTCTCTTGCGAGAAGTAGTCTGGATCTAGCAGAGGACAAGAGTCCCATTCCACTTTTCACTGTCCTCAAGCAGATTCGCTGGGCAGCCCGAGCAGTAGAGAACCAAGCATTGCTCTTTCCACCTGTACTCAGCCTCCCGAAGGCGTCAACCGTTAGAAAACTAGCGGTTACACCTAAGCTCACAGGTTTTGTACAAGAGAAAGCACTCCGCGAGATCCTCGACAAACTCGAACTACCTCGTGTCTCTATTATTCAAGGACGGCCTTTGAACCCCATAAAGAGGTCAACTCCCAAAGCCGCTCCTCTGGCCCCAACGTTACGACCAGAGGATATTCTAGGTATCTTTTGACACCT